ATGTGCTGAACACCTAAAGACTCAAAATGAGATTTAGCAGAATCTATTAACTTCATAAAGTCTTATTAGACTGTACCTCTTGTCAATGTTCCTGTACCTTGAAATGTAACTGATCTTGAAATGATTGCGTCCATACCATTAGTAACTGACATTCCTGTAATAATTCCTGTTCCAGTAAAACTTTCATCTCCTGATGAATTACCCTCTGGTAATAAAATAAAAGAAATTGAACTACCAGCAGTTAAAGTTTGTTGTGGAGAATCAGTTTCGTCATAGTGCATTTCTAAAGTTCCAGAGAACGAAGTTCTACCAGCTACAAATGATTTAGTTGCGTCTGTTAATGCAGTATCTTCTACAACATCTCCAGTAGTTTCTAATGTAAAACCAGTAAGTTCTCCAATACCAGTTCCACCAGCAGTTACGACTCCTTCTTTTCCGTGATGTGTTGCCATTTGTTATCCTTTTCCTTTTTCGGTTTTGATTTGTTTTCTTCTTGCTTATAGCCAAGTTCTAAAAAATTATCAAGTTGTGTTTCATTGATAATGATTTCATGACCATCTTTGTATAATTTTATATCTTTTGCCATAATACTTTTTACTATCTTTCTTCTTCTTCGTCAATATCTTCGTCATCTTCCCATTGATCATCTTCATCGTCAACAACATTATCGTCATCGTATTCTCTATGTTTTTCAATCAACTCTCTAATGTCTTGTGTAAGTTCTTCTATTTTATCTAGTTTTTTTTCTATTTTCTCTAAATTTTTATCAGCCATTTTATCTCCTATGGTGTTGCACTTTCGTGTTCATAAATCACTCTAACAACCATACTAATAGCACCGTATGGAAAGAGTGTACCAGCATCAGTTTCTAAACTTATTACTTCTGTATCTAATGCTTTGTTGTTACGAGTTATATCAGATTCAAGTTGCGTTTCAATGGCACTTGCTAAATTATTTCTTGCAGTATCAATATTACTTTCTACACCTTTTACATATCCTGTTATTAAAAATTCTAATGTAGCTATTCTTGTTTTTGCACCATCGCCTAATTCTTGATCCTCTTTAGTTTCCTCTTGTGTTTGAACAAGCACTGCTGGATATTGTGCTTCTGATAATTCTTCCAATGGAAAAGGTTGTCTAGTACATTTTTTAATACTTGGACTAGAAATTGTCAAAATTGTGCTAACAATATGACTAGCTATATCTTCTCTCTTGCTCATATCTTTAATCTTTTAATTTCTTTTTTCATAAACTGCTCGAACGATCTTCTTATAATCTTTTCTGTTTTAAAGTTAAATCCAAAAAATGGTCTTTCAGGTAATTTGCCTAAACCTTTTTGATGAAACAATGCTTTTCTTGCTTGTGTTTGACTTCTAAAAAAAAGTTGTACCTGATTTTTATTTTTTATTTTACTATCAATAGATTGTAACATCTTATTCGTATCTTGTAAATTTACTGTTGTCTTGCCTTTTTCTTCTGCATAAGACGGACTATAAGGAACAAATTGTCTACCTGTATCAAATCTAATACCTCTATCAGTCTTTTCTAAAATAATTTCTTTTAATTGAACACCAGCTTGTTCTAAACCTTTTGTAACTATGTTTGGAAATCTTCTAAAAAATTGGTTATATCTTTTTCTGACTAAAGGTAAATTAGATGTAACTTTTGCATTTAACATTATCTTGTCAATCTTCTGCTACCATGCAATGGTTCTCTTTCATTAACAGAAATTGTACCGCTTTCATTAGAATCATATTCTACACCATCTTCCAATATAGATTGGAACTCATTATTATATTCTCCTCTATAAAATTCTATCATTCTTTCAAATCTATCTTTATCTGCTTCTGGTCTAAATTTAGTAATTGTAGGAAGAAAAAATTTATAAAGAAATAAAAATGCTCCAGCTCTTTTAAACTGATCTAAGTTAACTTTTGTATCAACCATTTCTGCAGTATTCAAAACAGTAATATCTGTATAAACATTTGTTTTATAAACTGGCCACCAACGAATACGCAGTTCTCTTAAAATATCTTTCGTTGTTTCTGCAATAAAAAAAGTTACTTCGGATGATGTAGATGAAAAACCAAACTCATAAATATCTGCTTGATAGTTTGATACATCACCAGCATTAATTACATTTAGACCTGTATAATTAGCCATTATCTAATACCCATTATCCAATTTAAAATTTTTCTAATTTTTTTTTTTAGTTTTTTTAACATTTTTCCTCTTTGGTTTTAATTCTACGACTTTGTCTGTTGATTCAATAATTTTCTTGATTTTTTTTTCAGGAACAAATCCTCTAGCTTTAAAATGATTTATATTAGCTTCGTATTGCTCTTTTGATCTAACGATGGTCTTTTTACCATTTGTTAATTTTATATCCATAATACCTCCTTATATCCTATGGCGGATTGCTCCGCCATAGAAAAGTAGTTATTAGTTGATAACTGACTCACCATTTATTTCTACACCATAAGAATCATGTAATTCACCAACTCCATATACTGCAGTTGCTACAATTTCATCTGCTCTTAAAGATGCATCTCTTTGAGTTTCAATTTTTAGGTCTTGCATCATAGCTAAACCTAATGCGTCTTGATGGAACATACCACCTTTACAGTTATCTGTATCAGTTGTTCCGTCTACATTTGAAGTTTCAAAGATTCTTGCTCCACCAATATTTCCGATGTATCCTGTTCTTAATGCTTCGTTAGTTAAGTCATTAGGATTTGGATTTACGAAAGTATTAGTCAATGCTTTTTTAACATTGTAAGCTACTTTTGGGTTAAGAACACAAGAGTAACCTGATGGAACTGCCGCTTGTCTTAAAGTTGCTGATGCTTTGAAAAGAGTATCAACAGTTACTTCTGCTCCAGTACTACCAACAGATGTTGAGAATCCATCAAATAATGCAGTTAAGTCTGTGTCTATTTTTTTTGCAATCGCTTCACCAAATAATTTACCAATATCTGCCGCAACATTTCTAGGAGCTGAATTTCTCGCTAAATCTGTTAACGTTGTCATAATTCCATTTTCTGACGCAGTAATAGTAACTGATGTTGGATTGATCGCTGTGTTAGATAAATCAGATGCTTCTGATACTGCCGCCGCAGAAACTGCCGCATAGATCGGAACTTCAACTGACTTTCCACCACCGCTTATAGCATAGTTCTTTACAAGTGGTCTCATAGTAGAAACTTCACTTGCTACAAACAATGCTTCTGCAACGATTTCAGTGTATAGTTCTGATATCGTTGACGATGTTGTTTCATTTGCCATTTTAATTTACCTTATTTGTTATTTGTTAAATTAATTTGAGTAGGTTTTGAATCTCGTGCTTTTCGATACTCTGCATATTTTGCACGATCTTCTGGCTTACTCATATCTAAATCACTGATGTTAAAAGGTTTAACAGTTTTTCCCTCAATGCTACTCTGACTCCCTACTCCAGACTTAGACCCTTGCGAGAAATGTGGGTTAGCATCTAAAAACTCTTTTACTGATTCTTCAATCGTAAGTAGTTCTCCTTTTTCGTTATACCTAATATTTGCATGTTTATCAAGTATTTCGATACGATTATCATCAGATAATTTTATATTATTTTTCATAAGCTCTACAATCTGTTGAGGATTAATAGCATTCATTTTAGAAGCTACTGACATAACAGAATTGTCAATTTTTTCTTTCTTAATCATATTTTTCATATTAATAAGTTCTTGATCTTTTTCTGCTATTCTTTCTTTCATCAGCTTTTCGATTTCAGCTTTTGTTTTAGCATCTTGTAATTGCTTTTCTTTTAACAATTCATCATCTTTTTTCTTTTGTTCGTCTAATTGTCTTTGATGTTTTGTTTTTTCTGCCTCTAGTCTTGATTTAATTATGTTATCAAGTTGAGCCTGTGTAAATGTTTGCTCTGGTGCTTTTTCTACAACAGGTGTTTCTTCTTGTTTGTTTTCAGTAGTTTGCTCTACTGGTTTTTGCTCTTCTGACATTTTTTCTCCTATATTGTTAGTTTGCCATTGCTGTCATACCAATCTGGATTGACGAATGACCATTGATGACGACAATTATAACCACCACGAACTATCAAAGGATCACCAGCTTTTTTGCCTTTCCATGATCTTCTTCGCCATAGTTTTTTGACTTCATCAATTGTGAAAAGTCCATTTCTTCTTATATCAAGTTTTCCTGTTCTGACAAGCCTACAAAAATCTCTAGTTGTTGGTATGTTTGAACCTTGATATTTTACATATGTTAGACCAGCATCTTTAGACTTTGCAAGGTTTAGTTGTGCATCAAATTCTCTTAATGAATCATTAAGTATTTGACCAGCATATCTTTTCATGTTTTCTCCAGCTCTATCTCTTGCAAATTTTGATTGTAATGTTTGTATGTTTTTATCTAATCTTGCTCTTACAACTTTTCCTTGTGGAGTTCTTTTGTCTAATCTACGAACTCTAACTTCGTCTTTTTTAATTTTTTTAACTAATTCATTAATTTTTTTATCATCTGCACTAGCATATATACCATTGATAGTTTGACGTAATTCTCTTTCTAATTCAGTGAACTCAACACTAGTCAAAGTTGCTTGATATATTTTTTCAGTTAATCTTCTTGTAAAAGTATTTGAAACATCTTTGAATTGTGTAAACGATTGTCTTTTTAAATTTGTTATTAATGTTAAATCAGCATTGGTTAATTGTTGAAACTCTCTTGGAATATTTCCTATACCTTTAAAAGCTCTCTCTATTCTTTTTGCTTGTTTAGTAAAACCCTCTCTAACAACTTTGTCTGACCAAGCTAAGTATTCTCTTTCTAAAATAGCTCTAATTTTTGGTTGCATAGATACTGCAATTTTTAAATCATATAATCTTTCTAAATCATCTGTAGGTAAAGTTTTACCAGCAAGACTGACAACTTCTTTTTCTATTTTATCTAATGTTGCTATTAATGATTCGTAGTATTTTGCTTCAGCAATTTCTAATTGCCTAATTCTATATTCTGTAAAATCTTGTACAATATCTGACATTCATTAAACTTCTTCTTCTTCTACTTCCTCATCTTCTTCAACTGGTTCATCTTGAGTAAATTGTCCTGTTTCTGAATTTGAATCTATTTCATCAAATATTTGTGTAAGTTTAGCATCATCATCAACAACTGCTCTTGCGATTTCTTTGTCTATTTCTTTGTTTAAAGTATTAGACGGAACGTTAATTGATTTAGCTTGTTGAAAGAAAACTAGATCACTTGCATAATCTCTAATGTTAAATGAATCTGGGTAATTTATTTCTCCATCAAATGTTGTGTTTTGATAATCTGCGTATATCTTAAATAGTTGTTCTTCTGCTAACTGTAAATTATCTGCTTTTTCAGATAGTCTAGCATTCAACAATTCAAATTCTGTTTGTAGAGCTATTCCTGATGAAACTTGTGTTTTAGTTGTTCTAACTGCTCCTGTATGTGCTATTCGATTAATTGCTTCTACTTTTTTAGAAATAGAATCCATTATTGAATTTAAGTTTTGCCCTGATGGTTGTAATAAATATGGTTTTAGATTTGGCTCTAGTTCGTCAGGCATTTCAATAACTGCTCCAGCACCAGCACTAGCATTAACTCCATTTGTTTTTACTAATGATGGGTGATTTGTTAATCTAATTAATTGTTCGATTTCAGAATATTCATTGTAGATTGCTCTTTGTAAATCACTTATATCTATTAGGTCAGATTGACCAATGCCTCTCTTGTGTGATTTTGCATTGTATAAAATAACTGCTGGTATTTTGCCAATCTGATTCTCGGCAGTATCTATTAGTTGTGGCTCTGTTCCTTGATCTTCAACATATATAGTATCTACTCTATCAGGATACCAAAGTCGTATATACATGCCACCAGATTTATCTACTTCTTCTCTAATCTTTAAGTAGTTTAATACATACTTACCATTTATTTGTCTTTCAAAATTCCAATCTAAAACATTTTCAGGTGTAACGATTGAAACATATGGTCTTATTTCTTGATTTAATTCCTCTGCTTTTGTTTGTGTTTGCACTGCTGGTTTATCTAAAATCATAAAACAATGTCCGTATATCGAAGCATAGTTTTGTGCTGTTCTCATTACTGATTGAAAATTATTTCCCTCTAGGTCTGCGTCTTTTAAGAATGATTCTAAACTTGCTTCATCTTGCATTGAACCAAAATCTCTACTAGCTTTTACTCTGAATAAAAAAGATGAGTAAATTTGTATAATGTTTTTACAATGGTTATCACAAGGTGTGTTTGCTAATCTTTGATTAAACTCGTTATCTAGTTCCAAATTGTATCTGTTAAGATACTGACCCATCATAAAATCGTATCCGCCATTATACGAACGTATAAAATATTCATAATTTTTTATGTTCTCTTGAAAATCTTTATGGGTATCTAGTGCTTCTTCTCTTGTGTATGCCATGTTATCTATGTTTTATATTCCATCTTTGAGGTCTAAAATTTTTAGGAGTTGATATAAGTGGTTTGACTATTTCTGTGAGATAACCGATGCTGTCATTCATATGATCAAATCCCTCTTCCTTATCAGGAATATTTGTATTTTCTTTGTATATTTGTCGTTGTAACCCTTTTATCATAATTTTGCAAGATGGCGAGATAAAAATATACCTCTTACCATCTGCTGATTTGAGTCTAGAGTTTACAGCATTAATCCTATCTCTAACAGGACTATGTTTTATTTTACATTTAACATTGAAACCAGCATTCTGTAAAATTGTTAAATCAGTTCTACCACCAGCAGAAGTTTTTCTTTGTCTACAAGCTGGGTCTGGGTATACAAAAATTCTTTGCTTACTACCATATCTATCTCTTATTTCTTGTACCATTTCATCTGTATTACTTGAATAGATTACTATCTCATCAACAAAATGAATTATATCTTTTTCTAATTGTGCCACACATGCACTCATTGGGTCTACGTTAAAATCTAATCCTATGTGTAAAGGTTTTGACCAATCTATTCTTTTTTCTTTAACATTATCAACAGCATG